AATTTTTAATGACATAAATTACTCAGATGCTGAAGTGCACCATTCATCCGTACTGCGCTACATGATGACCTGGATTAAAGCAAGCCTTATGGATGACAGTGAATACAACTCATACGATTTACACAGCGCAGAAAGAAAAATCTTTCAGGGCGTGCACGTTTCATCAAGACGTGACCACTTTGATTTCATACTTAACAAAGTCAAAAATTTCAGCGTCACCTAACAAGCATATTGATAAAATCAGAAATTAAGAATTCGTCTTCGATTATCGAAAAATGGTGAGGAGGTAAAACCGCCCCTCACCATTGAATGATTTCATTGAAACCAATTTTCGTCTTGATCTAGTCGAATTTGGCAACGTACTGAAGTGCAAAGCCTGTTGGCAGGACGCTACCGGCTTACCAAACATGAATCATTGCTGCGCCGGAACTTCATAAGTCCGGAACTTCACCACCTCTTCTCCCAGCCAATCATTGATCTGCAGCAATCTGGCCTGCTCCGGCTCCAGCTCATTGACGGCCCAAACCTGAGCCGCATCGCGGATCGATCCAAAGCCCCCAGCGTTTTGCGGAACCACCCCCATCAATTGAGGCGGAATCCGCAGCATGGCGAGCTGATCGTCGCGGCTGATGTTCTTGATTGCACCGAAGTCATCCTTGGCGGCGACCTCGCTGATAGGGATCAGCTGCAGACCATCCTTCTTGCCACCAGGCGCGTACATGAACAGGTTGCGGAAGTTGCCCGGGCCTTTGCTGTTCTTCATCGCCGATCTCAAATCGTTGACGAAGTCTTCGTTCTGGGCCGCGTCGGTCATGTACATGATGAAGCCGGCGTGGCTGCCGTTTTGGTAGTACTTGCGGCGGAACAGAGTGGCGCTTTCATTGAGCAACGCGCTCTGCAGAGCCGGCAGCCACTCGGGTAGCCCGTAGATTTCCTGGTTGATGTCCGCCACCCGCAAGTGGCACACACTCCCGGGCTTGAATTCGTGCTCGTCCTGCCAGCCCTTCACTTGGTAGTAGGTATCCAGGTCGACGCCCCGACGGATGTACTTCGCTAGACAGGGATTCAGGCCCATGGCCTGCCGGAGCATGTTGTCGCGCTTCTCCAGATAGAGATTTCCCGACCATCCCCAATCCATGACGATTTGCTCGAAAGCCTGCCGGCTCAGCAGTCGGTGCGGAATGAACGTGCGAGCCAACGCGTTACGCTTGAAGATTAGGCCCGACTGCAAGTAAACACTCGCTTTCGATGACTTCGCCAAGCCATCCAGCGGGACCGGTGGCTCGTACCAGCGGCCGTTGGACCAGCATTCCAGATAGTCGAGTATCTCCCTGCCATCGAGTACCGGTACCGGATCGCCAAAGGTGAATGCCATCGACGGACCTCCCCCGGTTTTGACCAGGAGTTCACCTTCAGTTGGTTGTGACGTGGTCGGCTGTTCCTGGGGGCTGCTCATCAGAAAAACTCCATTAGGCCGGTGTTGGCCGCGGTCTGGCCCTCCAGCGGCTCGTTGTGCAATGCGTGAAAGAGCGCCCACGCCAGATCGGCGTGGCCGGTGTTGTCAGTGCGTCCGGCGGTGTAGGTGAACTGACGCCCGCCCGCAGTGACAGTTTTGCGGATGGCCATCAACGACTGGGCCAGGTCAGTCCAGCCGGCATCAAACTCCAGCCGCCCTTTGCTGATCACGTCCCAAGCCTTCATCACCAGACGGGTCTTGACCTCTGGGCTGTAGGAGAACGTGCGCAACGCGGGGAAAAATTGGCGCACCAGCTGCGCCACGGCGCTGCCGAGACCGGTGGTGTCGATACCGATGTAGGTGACCCAATAGCGTCGAGTGACTTGGCGGATCGTCTCGGCCTGAGCGGCGAAGTCCATCCCACGGAACTGGTGTCGCTCCAGGACGCGGAACTTGCCACCGGGCACCAATGGCGGCGCAACCACGATCAGGCCGGCGGTGTCGCCCGACTCAGCCGGGTCATACCCAACCCAGACCTGCCGGTCAGCGAATGGTCTTGCCGCAAAGGGTTGGTAGTCCGTCCAGATCGACCAACTGTCCACCATGCACGGCTGCAGCATGTTCAGCGGAAAGATGCTCGCTCCGTCGTCGACAAACTGGCACATCAACAGGTTCTGGAACGCCGCCGCGTCATACTCGAGCCGCAGCTCGTCGATATCGAAGAGGTCGCAGCCCCTTTCCTCCGCGTCCATGATGGTGACGATCTGACGCCAGATCCGGTCGTCGCAGAGCTTGCCCTGCTGCAAGGCATCGTGGCTGACGTCCAGTTTTAATTGCTGGGCGGTCGGCTTGCCCTTGTTGAAACGCTCTCCGGTCCAGAAGGTGTAGGCTTCATGCGCCATCGAGCTTGGCGTCGAGAAGTACGTCCGGCGGTATTGCTTCTGCATCGCCATACCGGAGGCGACTTTGTTCAGTTCGTTGAACTTGAAGGTCCAGAAGAATTCGTCGAAGTAGAAGTTGCCGTGATAACCCTGGGCGGTCCGGGCGTTGGTACCGAGGAAGTGCAGCTCGGCGCCGTTCGGCAGAATGATCGGGTCACCCGTGAGGTCAACCTCGACCACCTCTCGGGCGAACGCTTGGATGTAAGCCTTGAAGATGTGAGCCTGCGCCTTGCTGGCTGACAGGAAGATTTGGTTACGGCCGGTGGTCAGCGCGTCGATCAACGCTTCCCGGGCGAAGTAGTATGTCGCGCCAATCTGACGACTTTTCAGAATAGCTCGGGTGCGCTGATTGCCCGCACGGTACCAGTCTTTCTGGTAATCGAAGCAACCATCAAGAAACGCCTCGATCAACTTCTCGACGGCTTCCTCTGGGATGTCGTTGCGCTTGGGCTTACGCTTCTCCCCGGCGTTGCGTTTGGCCAGTTCAGGATTGAGGTCGGTCTCGGTACCGCCGTCCTGGTAGCGCTGGATGCGGGATTGCCGCTCCAGTTGCCGGTGGAGCAGGTCGATTTCCTTGTAGTCCGAACCGGACTTGGGATCCTTGAGGATCAGCTGCACTAGGCGTGCCTCAGTGGCTGCCTGGATACGTTCGAGCGGTGTAGCCCGGTCCCATTCGTCGCGAGCTTTCCAACTGTGAAGGGTCTTTTCCTTCTCGCCGATCAGCTCGGCAATCTCGCACACACGGTACCCCTGCCAATACAGGTGCTTGGCATGCCGGCGGTGATCAGTGGGTAGTTCGACGATTGCGTTCATGGCGCAGATGCTGCCGTTCGCGCGCGCGTGGCCCTAACACCAGGCCCTGTAAGCCGTCCCGCTACAACTCCCCCTCGTTGCCGCGCCATCGCGCGATGCCGACCATGCCCTCATCGCCAGGCACAACGCCACCGCAATGAGGACTCCCAGCATGGCCGGCAAGACTGATACCCCAGCCAAAAAATACCGTTCCAAATGGACCCGTATCGCCGTTGAAGGCGCAACCACTGACGGCCGAAACATCGAGCGCAGTTGGATCGAGGACATGGCTAGCACCTACAGCCCCAACACCTACGGTGCGCGCATCAACTGCGAGCACATCAAGGGTTATTGGCCTGGTGGTGAGTTCGGCGCCTACGGTGACGTTTTGGCGCTCAAGGCCGAAGAGGTTGAGATTGCCGGCGTCAAGAAGCTGGCTCTGTTCGGCCAACTCGAACCCAACGACGCCTTGCTCGCCCTGAACAAGGCAGGCCAGAAGGTTTACACCTCGATCGAGGTTCAGCCGAAGTTCGCTGACAGCGGCAAAGCCTACCTGGTCGGCCTCGCCATCACCGACTCCCCAGCGAGCCTGGGCACCGAGGCGCTGTCTTTCAGCAACCAGCACGGCACCCTGGCCAACCGCAAAAAGGACAAGGACAACCTGTTCACTGCGGCGGAAGAAACGCCCCTGGAATTCGAAGAGTTCGCTGACACCCCCGGCATGTTCGCCTCTCTGAAAGAGAAAGTTGGCGAGCTCCTCGGCAAGAGCAAGGAAAAGGAAGGCAAGGACGCCACCAGCTTCGCCGCGTTGGGCGAGTTGATCGAAAGCCTGGCCACCCATGGCAGCGAACAGGCCGACGCCTTTGCTGCTGAACAGAAAGCCCGCCAGGAATTGCAGACCAAGTTCGAGAAACTCGAAAAGGATTTCGCCGACTTGATCAAGCGCCTGGGTGATACCGAAGACCACAGCCACAAGCAACGTCCTCCCCTGACTGGTGGCGATGGCGCCGTGCTGTCCGACTTCTAAAACACCCGACCGATCACTGGAGAATCACCAATGCGTAACGAAACTCGCCTCGTATACAACGTAATGCTGGCTCACGTCGCCAAACTCAACGGCGTGCCCAACGCTGCCGAGAGCTTCAGCGTCACCCCTTCCGTCCAGCAAAAGCTTGAAACTGCCGTTCAGGAGTCCAACGACTTCCTCAAACGCATCAACATCATCGGCGTCAACGAACAGGAAGGTGATGCCATTGCCTTGGGCGTGAACGGTCCGACCGCCAGCCGCACCAATACCGCTGGCGGTAACCGCCGCAATCCGGCAAACGTCTCTGACCTAAAAAAAGACAGCTACAACTGCAAGAAGACGGACTTCGACACTGCCTTCCCCTATCAACTGCTGGATGCCTGGGCCAAGTTCCCCGACTTCCAGGTGCGCCTGGCCAACTCCATCGCCCAGCGTCAGGGCCTGGATCGCATCATGATCGGCTTCAACGGTACCAGCGCTGCAGCCGCAACCGACCGCGCCACCAATCCACTGCTGCAGGACGTCAACATCGGGTGGTTGCAGAAAATCCGCCTCGCGGCACCGGAACGCGTGCTCGATGAAGGCGCCGCCCCGGGCAAGGTCACTGTGGGCGCCACCGGCGACTACAAAACTCTCGACGGACTGGTCTTCGATGCCATCCAGATGCTGGACCCCTGGCACCGCAAGCGCACTGATCTAGTCGCAATCGTCGACCGCGCCCTGCTGCATGACAAGCAGTTGGCCGCTGTCGAAAAAGGCGCGGCCTCCAACCAGGAAGAGAACGCCGCCGACGAAGTCGTCACCAAGGGTCGCGTGGGCGGTGTGAAGATCGAAGATGCACCGTTCTTCATCGAAGGCGGCGTGCTGATCACCACCCTGGCCAACCTGTCCATCTACTGGCAAGAAAGCGCCCGCCGCCGCCACCTGAAGGACGAGCCAGAGTACGACCGGGTCGCCGACTATCAGTCCTCCAACGACGCCTACGTCATCGAAGACCTCGGCCTCGTTGCCCTGGTCGAAAACATCGAGCGGGTGTAACCCATGGCCCTGACCCTTGCCCAACGCAACCAGTTGCAAAAGCGTGCAGCCCGGGAGGCGGCAGCCGCCGCCCCCGCCGCAATGATGGATGGTGCCACCGGTTATGAGGTGATGCTGGCCAAACTGCAGCAGGACCAGTTCCGCCTCAAACAGGTGCAATCCCAGGAGGGCAAGGCAAAGCTCAAGACCGAGATGCTGCCTGATTACGTGCCCTACGTTGATGGCGTGCTCTCGGCTGGTCAGGGTGCCCAGGACGACGTGATCACCACCATCATGGTCTGGCGTTTCGATGCCAGCGACTTTGCTGGCGGATTGCAGGTCGCTGAGTACGTGCTGAAACACGGTCTGATGATGCCGGATCGTTTCAACCGCACCACCGGCTGCTTGGTCGCTGAAGAGGTAGCCACGGCCGCCCTTAAAGCTCAAAAAGCCGGCGGCACTTTCCCGCTGGATATCCTCACCAACACCGCTGTGCTGACCGATGAGCAGGACATGCCGGACGAAGCGCGCGCCAAGCTGGTCCTCGCTTTCGGCCGTGCCACCTTGGAAGACATCGACGACGTGAGACTTGGACAACCTGGTCAACTGGAAGCCGGCATCAACTTACTCAAACGAGCCATCGAACTGCACAGCAGCTGCGGCGGCAAGAAAGACCTGGAGCGCGCCGAGCGCCTCCTCAAGAAACACACTGGCCAAGCCAGTTAACCGAGCGTCCCACGCACCCGGCGGCTCGGGACGGATCAGCGGGTTTTCTCCTTTCCTTGCTGTGAAGTCCCGACCACCGCCGACCTATTCAAGGCATTGATTGGCCAGGAGCCAGAACATGAGCGGCTTTATTGCAAGCGGCACCACTCCCACCGCGAGCGAGCCACACCCGATCAGCAATGACGGTTGGTGGCCCGATCTCGATGGTGAAAGCGTGCGCGCCGCTCTGCGTCTCGACGCCAGCATCAGTGCCATGCGTCTCGAGGTTGCCCTGGTCAACGCAATTCTCAGCGTTAACCGCGACCTAGGCGACTACCAAACTGCCCAGCGCGCACTCGGCCACACCAGCTTGGAAGCCGTTCCCGGACCTTTGATCCAGAACATGAAGCGTCCGGTGCACCTGTACCTGCGCGCCGTTTACTGCACCGCCGGTGCCGAGCTGGCCGAGCGGTACCGCAGTTACGACAGCACCAACGACGGCAACAGCAATGCCGACGAACTCACCCCCAGCGTTGACGAATACCGCCGCGATGCGCGCTGGGCGATGCGCGATCTGAGCGGTATCTCGCGTGCCACCGTGGAGCTGCTCTGATGATTGATTGCAAACGAATCGACTGGAACGAAATCAGCCGCCTGGGCCTGCTCGAGCGAATCAACCGGGAAATCATGCACCCGCTGGGTTTGGCGGTTTGCCGCATCCCGGAAACAGGTATTTCACCTGGTGCATTGGTTTCACCTGATGGGGAGTTTGTGTACGCCGACCCGATCAGCCCGGACCTCAAGGAACACGCCTGATGGCGACCAACGTGCGTGCCAACCAGGGCGACACGGTCGACGCCATTTGCTGGCGGATCTATGGGCGCACGGCGGGCGTCACCGAAGCCGTGCTCGAGGCGAACCCCGGGCTGGCCGACTACGGAACGATCCTGCCGCACGGCGCCCTGGTGCAACTGCCCGAGGCACCGCCACAAGCCGAGCAGCGCCAGATGGTGAATTTGTGGGACTGATTCAAATCGCCCGTCACTTGGGCACCGACAAGCTTTCTACCTCCACCTTCGGACAGCGGAATTATGCGCATGCCTGACAAACCGGATACTTGGGCCTGGCTCGCGGCCTGGCTCGAACAAAACTGGCCCGCCATCTACTCCGGTGGACTCGCCGCCATTATCGCCGCACTGCGGATCATGTACGGCGGCGGCACCCTGCGCCGCGTGGCGTTGGAAGCCCCGTTGTGCGGCGCACTTGCCCTGGCCTGCAGTCACGGTTTGTCCCTGCTGGGAATCCCGGCGACGACGGCGCCATTCTTCGGCGGGGTCATCGGACTGCTGGGCGTCGAGGGTACCCGTGCCTTGGCCAACCAATTCTTCAAGCGCAAGGTGGAGCAGGTATGACAACCCTTCGTCATGGCGACCGCAGCCAGGATGTTCGCGTGCTGCAGCAACGCCTCAACCAAACCGGCGCCGGTCTATACGCGGATGGACATTTCGGCGATGCCACCGAAATCGCGGTGCGCAACTATCAATCAAAAATCGGACTGGTCAGTGACGGCATCGCCGGCCCCAAGACCCTCGCCGCATTGGCCGGTGCCGATTGTTCCTGCCTGTTGCGGCACGCCACGCTGGCAAATGCTGCAGCGCGGCTCGGCATCGAACTGGCAGCCATTCTCGCCGTGAACGAAGTGGAAAGCCTGGGCTCGGGCTTCCTCGACAATGGCAAGCCCAAGATTCTCTACGAGCGGCACGTCATGTATCGCCAGCTCACCAAGACCCGCCACCCCGATGATGACGGTGCTGAACTCCAGGTCCATGCCGACGAACTCGCGGCCAGCCAGCCCAACCTGGTCAACCCGCGTCCCGGTGGATACGTCGGCGGCACGGCCGAACATCAGCGCCTGGCCAATGCCAAGTTGATCGACGAGACCTGTGCGCTGGAGTCGGCCAGTTGGGGCGGTTTCCAGATCATGGGGTATCACGCGGTGCGCTTGGGCTATGCCAGCGTGCAAGAGTTCGCCACCCGCATGGCCAAGGACGAAAACGAGCAGTTCGAAGCGTTCGTGCGCTTCCTCGAGGCAGATCCGGCGCTATTGAAGGCGCTTAGGGCCAAGAAGTGGGCAACGTTCGCCCGCGGATACAACGGCCCCGATTACGAACGCAATCTCTACGACACCAAGCTGCAGCGCGCCTATCAACGGCATGCTGCCGGCTGCTCGATGCCGGAGGCCGCATGATCGATATCGATGCAATACAACGCTTGAACGTCCAGGACGGCGATCTGCTGGTGGTGCCACCGGACAGCGATCAGCACGACATGGAGCTGCTGATCAATGCGC